CCAAACCTTCCCGCTGCAAAAGCACCAAAAACATCAACTGTAACAGGATAATTGTTGACAACAGTAGACGATTGGATGTAATATCATACTATGAATGCCGTCATCGAAAATAAACCAGGTGTAGTTGACCGAAACAAGTGTATTGTTTACGGTGTGAAAGTGCTTGGATTTAACTCAATGAATGGCAGAATCTACGATCCAAAAGCAATTCGTGATGCAGTACCGCTTTACGAAAATGCTCCAGTAAATAAAGACCACAAAACCGAAGCACCTTTGTTTTCTGATCGGCTAGGATGGCTTCAAAATGTCAGATTTACATCCGATGGTTTATACGCTGACTTCAGATACAACCCCCATGCTGATGGGATTGATTCGTTTTTGTGGTTTGCAGAAAATAATGGCCTCGGTGATGTAGGCTTTTCCCATCTCGTTAGTGGAAAATCTATTCCTGACCAAGATGGAACAGAAAGAGTTGTCAGAATTGACAGAGTTAGATCGGTGGACTTAGTTGCAAACCCTGCAACCACTACCACAATTTTTGAATCCAAGGAGATTGCAATGAAGAATGATAAAATGATGTCTGAAGAAAACCCTGTGAAAGAAATGTATAAGGAAGAGGTTCCTGATGCTGCACCCGCACAAGAGCCAACTGTTGCACCGTCTTCGGAAGAACCGTCTTCTGATATGCTCAAGAAAATTATGGAAATTTGCGTTGGCCCAGGTGAAGGTTCGGCAAAAGGACAGATGATTCTTGACCTTATTGCTACTGCAACTGGCCTCGGTGGTATGACTGCTGAAACCGCAGATGTAACAGGCAATCCTACTTCTGGAACACCAGCACAAGCTAAAGTAGACGATGGTGAAGAAGATCCAACCGAAGATGAGCTTGAAGAATCTTTAAAAGAACTTGAAGACCTTCGCAAGTGGAAAGCCGAAAAACTCAATGAAGAAAAAATATTCTCTCTGCTTAAAGAGAATAAATTAGAAGCAACCCCTGTGTTTGTAAAGCAACTTTCCGCTATCGGTGAAACGATGTGGGCAGAAGCAATCGAAGACAGGAAAAAGGTTGCTCTTGTCAGAGCTAGTGTTAAGCCAGTTAGTTCGACTGCAATCCAAGGCGAGTCGAATTATCAACAGTTCCGTGAAAATGTCCTTGGCAAGTAAGCCATCATTAAGGAGTCTATGACATGGCGATTACTTACAGTTTTAATGCGACTAATCCTGTGGTGGCTCCTGTTGCCACCGACAAGGAAATCCAAGTTGGCGATTTGGTAGCTCTATCTTCTGGTAGTGCGATCTCCGCTCTTGATTTCACTTGGGATACTGATTTGGCAACTACCCAAGAAAACTTCGCTGAAGCTTTTCTAGGTGTGTCAGGTCAATTGAAGAGAGATAATATCGCACTTGTATACGGCAATTCTGTAGCCAATCAGATCCGTGTAGATTGCTCTGGTATTTACGCTGGAACTTATACTGGTTCAGCACTTCTTGTTGGGGATTTCGTTGGCCCCACTTCAGTATCTAGCGTTCTTCAGCCACAATCTTTGGTTAAAGTTGCTTCTGCTGCTTTAGCTATTGGTCGAGTTGTTGAAGCCCTTGCTGGTACTGGTACTGTAAAATTCCAATTGTTGTCCGCTCAGAACCCTGTGGCCCGATAATCCACAACTTTTTAAGGAGATTAGTATGAAGAGTCTAGGTAAAAAGCTGAAGGAATTCGGCCAGCAGAATGGTTTGGCTAAAACCAAGGCGTTCTTTTCGGAATCCATTTCCAAAGGCGATATTGCTGTAAGTCGAATTTCGCTTAGAGGCCTTGCAGAAGGCATCATGGGCGATGATTGGGCTGAACAGCTTAACCGATTCAATGGCCCTGATCGAACCTTTATGGAAGCTACTGAAGCAGTTGATGCTTCTAACTTTGCTGCCATTACTGGTCAGATCCTTATCACTACGGTTCAAGAAAAGTATAAGTTGGCATCATTCATTGGTGATCAACTTGTATCGACCATCCCTGCTGGTCAGAATCTTAGCACCGAAATCATTCCTTGGTTATCGGACATCAGTCCTTCGCCAGAAGTGGTTCAACCTGGTATGCCTTATCCACAGACCCAGTTCTCTGGTAACTATGTACGACTTCCAGCCATTGAAAAGGTTGGTCGAATCTGTGCAATTACCGCAGAAATGATTTACTCGGATAAGACTTCACAGGCTTTAGCATCTGCTGAATCTGTAGGTACTTATTGCGGTCTTGTGCGTGAAGAGAGAATTCTTAACACGGTACTCGGCCTCACAGGTAGCTATGTGTACGGTACTGCTGCTGGTGCAGAAGCGACTCTGAATACCTATTCAGCAACCGCTCAAGCTGGCATGACTTATGGTTTTATCAACAAGGTGACTTCTTATGCGTTGAGCAACTTTGCTAGCATTAATACGCTAGAACAATTGTTCTACCAAATGAAAGATCCTAATACTGGCAAGCCAATCGATATCTTTGGCCCTGGTATGCAAATGCTTGTGATGCCTTTTCAAAAGTATACTGCATCTAGGATTCTCAATCCTCAGACAGTTACCAAAAATGGGCCATTCGCAACATCTGGTGATGTTGAACAGTTGGAAAGTCCTAACCCATTGGACAACAACTATGGTCTTCTCACATCCGCTCATGCGAGAAACCTGTTGGTAACCAGCGGTATTTCTGCTTCAACCGCAGACAAATATGTTTACTTGGGTAACTTCAAGAAGGCTTTTGTATGGCGTGAGGCAAAGCCTATGGAAGTTGTTCAAGCCCCCGCCAACAATTGGGCTGAATTTAATCAGGACATTGCGGTTGCGATCAAAGCTTCTTGGTGGGGTTCTGCTGGTGTTACTGATCCTCGTTATGTTGTTCAAGGACTTCCCGCCTAGTCCTACCTACCCTAGAGCTAGGGGTCAGTTCTTGGCCCCTAGTTTTCTTTTTAAGAGGTTATTATGCCAACTCCAGCCGAAAACCTCCTGACCATAAGAAACAACTATATAAACGCATTGGTGGAAGATTCTGCAAACCCTCAGCCTTCCTATTCATGGGAAGGTGTTGCTGTTTCTAGGACAGAATGGCGACAGCAAACATTGCAGCATATCACGCAATTAAACAAGCTTATGACCTATGTTAATCCGCAGACATTTAAAACACAATTTATGTAAGGGATGTGTATGCCTACGATAGACCTTACAGCAAATTACAAAATAATGGACAACCCAGAAAGATTAACAATAGTTAATCCTAATGGATCACAGGTTGTTACAAGTTATGGATTCCGTAGGCAAGGCACCTATTCATACATGGATCAGAATGGTGTAATGAGAATTGAATCGTCTACAAGGTGGTTGATTTTTACAGCAAATGTTGCACCTTGGCAACCAGAAATAAATGGCAAAATATCTACAGATTTTAACGAATCATTCTACATAAATTCAATCGATTCTGTGGCTAACAATAGCTATTATTCTCTAGAGTGTTCCACGGAGATATAATGCAAAAGCCAAAAATAATAAAAAGAAATCTTCCTACTGTAGCAATGAAGTCTACATATGGATCTTCTCCAGATGATGATCGTTTTACAATAATTATTGATGGTGTTGCTGCCAATCTTACCGCTGCATCGTTTACTGTTTACAAGCGTAAAGCTGCGATGATTATGGATGCAGACTCATTCCCATGCGTTATCGTTTCTCCTTCAGAAGATGGAGAAATAACAGGGATAATGGCATTGGATGGATGGACTGAATTTAAATATCAGGTAAAAGTTTTTTATGTCGAAAAATATAATAGAGATTTGACATATGAATCTTTGACACAAAGAACAGATATCAGGAAAATAATATACAAATTAAGCAATGTTTCTGGTATGCTTAGTCCAACTACAGTTGATGTAAAAGGTGTTCCTCCGTTTAACATTGACGGAATAAATACTGTTTGGAAAGTAACCGGATTTAGACTTACTTACGGATTTCTTGAACAAGGAGACATTTAATGGCTAGATCATCAGGCCCATTTATCACAGGCAAGGTTGGCTTTGTAAGTGTTGTTGCAACAGGTGGTGGGGCTCCCGCACTTTCTTTGCCAGCTACAAATATTACTGTTTCTGGTAAAGCAGATTTGCCAGATGTTTCAAACGCCATTTCTGGCGGTTTTGTTGAAACAGTATCTGGTGTTAAAGAAGCAGAAATTTCTTGCGATGTTGCTTATGATCCAGCACTTGTAACAGGATTTTATGCTGGACAAAAAGTCGATGTAAGAATCAATCCTACTGGAAATAACCCTGCTGGAAATCCAGAATACCCTGCATCAGCAATTGTTTTTCTATTTGAGTTATGCACTATAACTTCTTTGAAATACAATGTTGCTGCTAAAGATGCACAAAAAGTTTCTTTGACTATGAAAACTACAGGATCATATAGTTTTATGATTGTTGACTAACATAAGGAGTTTTGTAATGGCTTATTTACCAGGCAAGATTGGTGCTATAACAATAGGTGCTAATACTATTCCAGCATCTGATTTTAGTGTTACTTCTAATTCTGACACTCCTGATACAACTAATTTTATGGATGAGGGGTTTGCCTCACACGCTGTTGGTATGTGGGATGCAGAAATAAGTTTCAATGCTTTTTTTGCTGGTGCTGGATATCCAGCAGAAGGCGAATTAATATCTGTTAGTATTTATGCAGTTGCTGGTGGTACTGCAATAACATTCCCTTTTTGTAGGGTTAGTTCGGTTGATTGGTCAAGTGATGCAAAGGATGTACAAAAGATAAAGATGACAGTAAAAACTACTGGTGCTTTTTCTTTTGCTCTTTAAGAAAGGATAGGAAGCTATGGCAAATGGAGTTACGGAGTTACTTAATGTTCCTGGTGGAGATGGGTCACTTACCATTGAGTTCAATGGTAAGAAGTACACGGCAGGGCTTATAACTCAAAAGGTTAAGTCTGGATACGAAAAAATAATGGAGAAGAAAGCACTCGACTCCATTTTTAAAATGAAAGAATTTCTTGATCCTGTTGAATTCAGAGAAGCGGTATCTTCTGTAACAAGAGATATCGCCTCTGGAGTTTATTCGTTTGGGTCAGACAGAAGCATTCAATCATTGTCTACTCCAGGTGGAACAATTACATTTTCAGCACTAGTGTTTAACGCTCCAGAAGCGGAGATTGAACAAATGATGATGGCTGAAACTGAAAGATATTCTGTTGTAATGGACATTGTCAGGGAAAAAAGCTACCCAAACTTGAAGAAGGTGGGGGGAGTTCAACCGTAAGGAAGAACGACCCGATTCCCCCACCTGAGTTAAGAAATTTCTATGCAAATCTTATGGATAAGCCGTATTTGCTTAGACCTTGGGAAATAGAGCTACTTACTGATAAGCAGATAATCGAAATATATTATCGGAAAAGGGATGATAAAGGTAATCCCATTCCTTACTTGTCTGTTGGGCATGAATGGCTTGAAAGGGATTGCCTAGTTAAAAGGAATGGCTTAAGGAAAGAGTACGAAGAGTTTATAAAGCTTGGGTCTGTATTGGGATTAGATGTAAATACTATGCGTGAAGCTTTCTTCAAGAAGCATGGTAATCCTTATGAAGTCGAGGAATAGACATGAATAATGGAATCCCAATAGACGATAGTGCTGCAATGGCTGGAAACCTCGTAAAAGCGGTTGAAGACATTGCAGTAGCTGTTGGTTCTGCAAGCGATGTTTTTGGAAGATCATTTGGTGAATTTGCAAATCAATTCAAAATGAGCATGAGCGGAGTAACAGACTCCGTAAAAACGCTTCAAAACGAAATGGTTGATGTTATCAAATCTCTTGATGTAAATATCAAGGTGATAAGAAACATTAAAATGCCAACTGTTGCTGCTCCAAAGC